ATGTTATGGAATGCCGCAACGTCTTGAGCTAATTCAGGAGACCATTGTGCTCTTAGTTTTCTTTCTGTAACAGATACAGTTACTGACTCAAGGTCAAAAGAAACCTCACCAATTTTGTCTTCGAATTCCATTTCTTCGTAACGTCTCCAAGTTGCTTGGAAAGATGTTCCTGATGTAAGTGCACTTAAAGTAACACCTGTATAACCATCTAATGATGTGTCACCACAGTCAGCACATGCTGGACAAGAAAGGTCTACTTCTAAGTAGATACATCCTTCAGAGTCACAAATATCCCAATAGTTACCACCGTTACCTGTGTTGTTAGCGATAGTTTGAGGGTAAGTGATGTTATTGAAGTTTGTAGGTGTTTGATTACCGTATTGAACAATACCTTTACCGTAGATTTGAGTTACAACTCTAAATAAAAGTGGTCCAGATCCTGTAGGACATGGAGAACTTGCTGCTTGTCCGTAACCTGTGTATTTAGTGATAGTTAAATCAGAAAGGAAAGATTCTGTATCCATTTCTTGACCATCAGGACCGATAAGTTTACCAGCACCTGTAGAAGTAAATCCACAAAGTTTCATTAAGATTTTTCTAATGTTTGGTCCTACGTAAGTTGCGTCATTGTTAGATGCATCAACCAACATACCGTTAACCCATTTTTGAACTGAAGTTTCAGTAGTACAAGCTGTCCATCTACCTTTAGAGTAGTCAAACAATCCTGGAGGATCTAACGCCGCTTCGTTACCTTCGTAGAACAAGTCATAAAGGTTTTTACCGTAAGGGTAGTTAGGAACTGCTCCTGAGTTAGGATAACCTTGTCCTGGGTTATTTTGACCTGCGTTTACTGCTTCAGGCGAACCGATTGGTGGGTAGTGAACTCCTCCGTTATCAGTTTGTACATCGTTAGCATATCCTTGGATACGTGGTACAAAGTAGAACAATTTACCGATAGGTAAGTTCATTGCTTGTACAGATACGATATCGTTAGCTAATAATTTAGAGAATACACGTCTTACGATTGGGAAAACAACAGTTTCGAATGCTCCGTTAGAAGTACCGTCAGATGTTGCTTCGTTAATCAAGAAAGATGCTTGGTTCTCATATAATTGAGCCACGTTTTCTTTTAAGTGACCTTTTAGACCATCCAAGAAGCCTAATTTGTCCCATTTGTTAATTGTGTCTTCTTTGATAACTTTAAGGTGTTTCAAACCAATGTTACCAACAAGACCTGATTCTAATAATGCTCCCATTTTTTTTGAGTTTTTATTATTTATTGTTTATGTTTATTTTAATTTTCCCATTAAATCCTTCATTCTCAAGAATTGAGGATTTTCATAAGTTTTTGATTCAATCAAGTTTGTAGCGGATCCTGTTGTAGGAGTTTTAACTACGTTTCTCTCGAATGATTCTTTAATTGTTGCTTCTGATCCTTTTGATACTGAACCTAATTCATCTTTAATTACTCTATAAAGATTTTTAGATTCTTTAAGTGACTCCACATTATCAAATCTTCTTAGAATGTTAATTTTTTCCTGTTTGGTTGTAGAATGTTCAGTGAAAAGTCTTGTTGCGTATGCCAAGTTAGAATTGAATACAGCAACTTCGTTAAGTTTTGTTCTGAAAACATCAAGAGCTTTTTTATATTCTTCGTTTTTCTCTCTTAGAAGATTAACTTCACCATCCACAGACTCTTTTCTCAAATGAGATGGTGCTGCTTTTGGTTTAGGTAATCCAGGTTTACCCCAATATTTACCAGCTCCTAAAGTTCTTGAAGCTTCTTTGGTTTCCATTTTTTTAGTTTCAAAATCTTTACCCTTATGAGTTTTAGATTTATCACCTTTATTTCCACCCATAGTCACTTTATCCCATCCTTCTTTAGATTCGCCTTCTTTATATTCAAATTTAGCTTTACCTGTACCAACAGCTTTTGTTCCTTTACCAAAAGCTTCTTTTCTTTTAGTATTAAAACCGCCGCTCATGTTAGGTTTTTTATCGTAGTTGAATTTTGGTCCTCTACCAACACCTACACCTTTAGGTTTCATCGATTTTTTAATCGCTTCCATAATTTTGTCTTCAACAGAATCTTCTCCGTCTTCTTCCTCTAAGTCACCATAACTATCCTCATCACCCGTACTTAAGAAAATATCTAAATCATCTTCGTCTTCAGGAAATTTAGGAAAACTTGGTTCCTCGTCGGCAGAAAGTTGGGAGTCATCATCTTCATCTAAACTCATCCAATCTGTATCGATTTCCAATTCATCTTCATCTTCATCTAAAGTAATTTCAAAAACATATTCGTCTTTTTCTTCACCACCAAAATCGTAATCTTCTTCTGTAGACCAAGACTCATTTTCTTCATCTTTAAACATATCATCAAGTTCAGATTCACCTAATTGGATCATATATTCTTTTTCGCCATCTTTTAAATTTATCATATCGTCATTTTTTGTTACGATTATTCCGTCTTCTGGTCCCATGGCCGTAAAAACTCTTAGGACCTCAGAGTCAGGTGCTGCTGTCATATCAATTGTCTCATCATCCATAAAATCTTCATCTTCATCGTCTTCATCATCCGAATCTAATTTCATTTCTACATCTGAATCCGTGTCATCAACAACATCGTCATCTGGATTTATTTCTGTATTACTCACAGAAAGATTTGCAACCTCTTCATTATCATCTTCGTCTTGCTCGTTTAGAGATTCTTTTACTAATTGCTTGATTTCTTCCTTCATGGTTGAAGCAAGTATTCCTTTTGCATTCTCTTGTAGAGCTTCCTCCAAATTCTTAATTTGGATTAATGCGTCTTCTACTACTTCTGATTTTTTTTGCATATTTTTTTAATCAACTTTCAAATAAATATTCAGAATTTTAAAAAAAGTTATTATTTTGGGTATCTGATCGAAAAAAAATTTAAAAGGCATAAAAAAAGGGATGTTAAAAACATCCCCAATTTTTTTAAAATTTTTTTGTATTACTCAATTACCTCATCAATTTTACTTTCACTGATCGAAGTGATTCTCCAATCCATTGAGTAATTTTCGTAAACTTTGGTCACTTTCGCTTCCACATCAGTTGGGTTATAACCACGAACTAATTTTTCCTCTCTCATTTTTTTAATCTTCCCAGTCTCACTATCAACCATATCGGTAGTGATCTTTGCTACAAAATATTTTTCGTCCATAATAATTTTTATTTATCCAAATAATCGGATAATCTTTTCATTAAGTCAAGAGAAGCGTTTCCTGTTTCACCAACATGACGTTCAACTTGTTGTTTCTTTTCCTCATCCAAGTTCTCTTCAAAATTTAACCTATCATCAGGATTTAAGAAAAGATACGCACCTGGTGTAGATGGAGAAGATACTAAGTCAAAACAAATTAATTCAAAATCTTCTTGTACTTCGTTTTGTTCCCCCACTTTTTTAAGTGATCCTACTCCACGAGAAGAAATACCTAAAGTAACTCCTTGACGAAGATAGTTTGCGGCCAAATCTCCTTTTGTTGATACAATACCTCTTTCGTGAAAACCTGGACTTGTTAGTAATTTTATTTTACCTAATAATACAGGACCCTCCCACCATATATCGGTGATTGCGTGTGATACTCTATCTAAATCTATTAAAGATGATTCAGGGTGATTTAACTCTGAAAGAGCAACTCCCTTTTGAATCATTTTTTTATAGTTTTCGGATTCTCTTTTTAAGATCTTTTCAGGATAGATTCTTCCGTTTCTATTTGGTGTGTCATATTTTTGTAATACCGCATAAAACTCAAAAGGTTTTGAGTGATCTAACATATCACGATTTTCTCTGATCATAGATAAGTTTCTTCTTTCATTTGGATCAATGTACCCCGCATCGTATTCGACAAGGATTCCTCGACCAGAATCTCTTGGTCCTAATATTTTTAATTCGCTCATTTAATATTTTTTATTAATAAATACTAAACAGTTTCAGTTTGTTTTTTTATTACTTTAACATTACCGTTCTTTGTTAGATAAAATTTAAAATATTTGTTTTTGGAAAATACTTCTCCATATACATCTTTTATTAAATTTTTAACTGATTTTTTTAATTGGGGAGATTTGAAATCCATTGGTTCTTTGAGATAAAGATTTATTTCTAAATTCAAAAATGATTTCTTTTTTAATTGTAGACCACTAGTTCTTAAGTCTAAATCGACAATAAATTTGTCGTCAAAAAGTTCTTTATTTATGTTTGTATAAACCGAATGTTTTACTGATCTTGACATATTTGACACAACTCGGTTCCAATTTTCTATGTCTTCTTTGGGTTCAACCCAAGTTTGCAAATTTAAATAAATTGATTTCAGATTTTGTGAATCAATTGTTCCATAATGGGATTTGAAGGTTCGAAAACCATTTATTTTTGCAGTTTTTCCTTTTTTCATATAAATTTTTCATAATACAGAAGTTTATTTTTGATTAATTATACTGATTATTTATATTTATATCAACCAAGAAAAATTTATGTTAATAGTAAAAGTAGACAGTAAAGGTAATATCGAGAGAGCTTTAAAAGAACTCAAGAGTAAGGTTATCAAAACAAAACAAAGTGCAAAACTTTTTGAAAGGAAGGAATTTGTTAAACCATCGGTTAAGAAAAGATCTGAAATTCAAAAAGCGTCCTACATTCAAAAAATGAAATCAAACGATTAAAGACCTTCGTTAAGCTTTTTAAGTTTAAAGTAATTAATTTCGTTAAAAGATTCTTTTTGTAATTTGTCCAAAACCTTATTTATAGTTTCTTTTGTTTCCGAATCTTGATTCTGTGTTTTTTGTTCTTCAAGCTTGTTAAGGACAATAGCCTTTGTATTGTCATATTCTTCCATCAATTTATTTTTTGGGGTAGACAATAATTCTTTAAGTTCTTTTTGTTCAGATTCGTTTAGATTTGATATAAAAGTTTTAATCGTTTTGTTTGCAATACTCAACATAGAGTTAATTGGTACATTAATAACTTCTTTATTCTCAACTATAACTGATTTTTGTAAATTTTCACAAATAGTTTTTTTACTTAAAATTTTAGATTCTAAATTTAAAAGTCCTTTAGAAAATAGGTTATCAATATTGTTATATTCATTGTCCGACTTAACGTGACCAACCCACATTTCTAATTCCTTTAATGTATTTGGTGAAATTTTATTGATTGTATTTTCATATATTGTTATCGCTTGATTAATATATTCATTTGCAACATCCTCAGACAATCCTTTTTTTGATGATAACTCATCATAAAGATAATATAGTTTAGATATATTTTTATTTTTTAATACCAACTCGTTAAAAGCAAAAAGATCTTTCTTAATACTTTTTTTACCGTATGACTCAGTTAGATAATTTTCTATTTTAGATTTTAATTCACCAAATTTCATTTTTACAATTTTCTAATAAATATCAACTAAGTTTATTTATTTCATCTGTTTCAGTTTCAGAAGTTTCTTCATCATATTCATCTCGGTCAATCATTTCACCATCCCACCAATCACCAGCACCATACCAAGAGATAAAATCTTCAACATCGTCTTCTTTATCTAAATAACTTTCGTAGGTGTTCTTCCAATATTCTCTAACACTAATATTTGCATATCTTTTTGTAATTATTTCGTATTCGTGAACTTTAGGTAATGTAAGTTCTTCAGTTAAGAAATTTGGATTTTCTCCATACAACGCAAAAATAAATTCAATATCTTGGGCTCTAACATCTATTCCAATGTCATCAAAAATTTGCCTTATCACTCTTTGATTTGTATGTGAAAACAAATCCCCACTATCTATACCTTCATCCATTCTTCTAAGAATAAATTTTAAATTTTTTTGTGGTAATTTTTCTAATTTACTCATATTAATAAATATTAGTCACCAAGAAGTTTAGATAACTGATCATCAATATCACCAAAAGATTGTGACCCTTTAGAAAAATCCCAAAACTCTTCTTCTTTCGATTCTGTTAGGATTTTTAAATTTTTATTTAATTTACCTTCAGGTATTGGTGGTGCTCCTCCTGCTTCTTCCCCTCCTGCTGGTGGCGGTGGCGGTGCTCCTACATCTTCTCCCCCACCTAATGATGGTGGAGGTGGTGCTCCACCTAATTCTTCAGTTTCTCCCGCACTTTCTGTTTTACCCGTTATTGTACCGTATAGTTTATCAACGTTGTCAAATAATCCTGTATGTGTTATAATAGTTGCCGTATTATCTAACTCGGCCGAAACTGCTCTTTCCATTCTAATTTGTTGAACGTCAAGTTTAATCTCATCATCACTAAATCCAAATATATGTTTTTTAGCCCAAGTTGCTGAAGTTGCTTGGATTGATTTTGGTATTTCTGCAACCAAATCTTTATAAAGAAGTACTTTTTCTTTCCATACATCAATCATTAATAAATCAGCTTGTTTTGATGGGTTTGTTAAACCTAAGGTAAAGTTTTCTAATTCATCCTCAAATCCCATTAAAAACAAATGTATAATTGCAATTTTATTTAATTCAGCAATTACTGATTTTTGAATCTTGTTAATTGTTCTTGCGAATCTAATATCAAGTAGGGAAAGATTCTTTCCGTCACCAACAACTTCCTCAAAACCAAGATATGCTTTTGGTATTCTTAATGCCGTCACCAATTTCTTTTGGATATACTCAATATCCGCAATTTCAGATAGGTTTGTACCACCAGGTAAAGTAGAGATTGGGTCAGGTGCTGCGGCATCTCTAACAGGAACAAAATAATCTTGATCCACCGCCATTTGATTAAAACGTAAATCAACATTTCCTGTTTTATTATCTACTATTTGTTCTCTTTTGAACTTGTTTGCAACTCTTTGTACGTACGCTTCAACATCCTTGTCATCCATATTACCAACAAAGACTTTAAATATTCTTCTTTCAGGTGCTCTTGATGTACGATAGATTAACATCGCATCTTCAGCCAAAACTAATTGTTTCCAAATACGTCTTGCTTTTTCCAACATTGAGGTTCCATATGGTAATTTTCTATCGTCACCTAACAATCTAAAGTGTGCAACTTCCCAAGTATGAAACTCCGTATTTTTTTCTTTCCAACTAAATTTTAATGATTTTTGTTTGATGTTTGGTACTGCAGAAAACGTTCTCGTTTCCATACCCCTTTCGATTCTTTCGATTTCAATATTAGGTAATTGTAAACATCCAATAACACCTCTATCTTCATCAAGTTTTAAATAAACAAAATTATCACCATACTTACACATATTTCGTATCCACATCGCTAAGTTGGTGTTTATATCTAATCTGTTTATAAACAAATCCACAAGAATAGATTTAATTCTTTTTGATTCAGAATAAACTTGTAAAACATACCCATCTTGATTTGGAGTTGTGGATTCTTCAGCGTAAATATCTAATGCTGTTGATATCTCAGGGGTATATTCCATTGATTCATAATCATAAAACGCCGCTAATCTGGTTGGTTCGTAATAAACTGCTTGGGTGTAAAGATTGTTTTCAATTTTACCCCATTGATTACTTAAATATAAAGATTGTTGTTGTTGTAACTTTTCTTTTTCAAACTCCTGTTTGCTTGTTGTTTTTAAAAGTTCCTGCTTATCTAATTTATAAGAAGGTTGACTCATACCTAATAAAGAATTAGGTCCAAAGGTTTTGGATAACCTTTGCCAAACGGTCAAATCTTGATTTTTATTTTCCATATTTATAATTTAACTACTGAGATAAATATCTAAATAGTTTGTCTTTTTACACATTAAACGACAATAATTGGTTCTACAACAATTGTCCCCCCACTTAAGAATGTAACATATACACCATCATCCGCAGCGTCTATTACAACATTTGTTGGTATATTAGTATAGAGTATTGAGTTTCCACCAGTACCGCCTGAAAAAGTTAAATCAAGGGAAATATTACCAAATGTGAAATTATTATTCATAGGTAAACCTTCCCCATCAAAATATGCAAATGTCGTACCCTGCATGTTATAGGAGATTTTATTATTAGTAAAATAATCAGGTATAACGTTATTAACAAATTGGTCACCAATTGTATTATCATAGAAATATTCTCCAATGTCGTTACCTTGGAAACCATTTCCAATTACATTACCTCGATAGTATCCTCCTCCAAATCCAAAATCATTTGATATTGTATTATTTATAAACCAATCAC